TATCATCAATTAAAAGTCCTTGTTGATTTTCATAAGCAATATCCCTTGCTATTTTTTCTATACTTTTAAGAGATTTTTTAGCGTATCCTAACTCAGTATTTTGAGTTGATAATTCAGCTATACTATCACGGAAAGATTTTGATATATAAGATAAGCTATTATTTACCTCATCTAAATCAACTTTTAGTTTTTGAATTTCTCTTCTAGCAGCTCCTATTTGTTTCTCATCAAATACAGGAGGAGTATCCATTCTCCCTAGTCTTTTATATAGAGAATCAATTTGTTCATTTAAGTCGTCAAGTTGTTTTTTAGCGTCCTTAGCCATATAGAATTGTATATGTTATAAATATTAAAAAAAGCAACTACTTATAGCTGCTCTTTCCTTTATATTCTTGAGAAGATTTTAAAAATTCTGGGGTATTTACTTTACCATCAGAAGAAACTAATGTTTTTGTTCCCTTTTTTCCTGATTTAGCGTTTTTAATTTGTTCCTGTTCTTCTTCATAAAAATTATTTATCTCTGAAAGAGTAAATTTTCTTAACCAAATAGGCATATTATAAACTGTATTATAATCATACCCTCCTTTACCATGGAATACTATGCTATGGATTTGTCTAAATAAAAGTATTCTATATTCTGGGGCTATTTCAGGCGTCAGGCCAAAAAAAGTTAAGTCCAATAGGGACTGTAACTACCTCCCCTCCTTCAAGCGATACAGACATATCAATATCAGGACCTAAGTCACTTATATATTGTCTAAATGCTCTAGCATCCCTAGCTAAAAAATAATTATCAACAAATTCCCTAATATCTTTAGAATCATCTTTTCCATCTACTGAAAGAATAACATGTTTTAATCTAGTAGTTAGTTCTGAAGAGGAATTAGGGTGGATTTTTTTAAGGCCAGCTAATTCACGTTCAATTTTCTTTTCATCATGACCATTTAAAAATTTAAATTCTAAAACAGTCCCGGTATTTTCTAATTTATAAATAAATCTGTTTTCCCCATTTTCAAATAAACTTTCATCTATAGGTTTATTTTCAAGTTCACTTAAATCTATTTTTTCTTCTTTACCCGCAATTGTTACAACATAATCCTTACCATATCCCAAGATACGTGCTGCTACAAATAATGCATTTTTATCACCCACAAATAAATCTTTAGTATCTATATCTTTATTAACTATTAGTGATTCCAATAATTTATCTAATACTGTACCATTTTGAATGTATTTTTGGTTTGTTAGAATATCCTCTTCTTTAGCAGTCATATATCTTAATTCAACTTTACCACTTGATAAGGGAGAGTCTTTAGGATATAATAATCCTTTAGATGGTAATTCTACTTCTTCGGTTGGGAATTTAAATTCGGCCATAATCTTTATTTAATTAAAACTTTTTTATCGTTAATAAATACTAAAAAGGAAAGTTCTTAAAACGGGTTAGTAATTATTTATTTATTTTATTTTCAAATTTATCAAATCTTGAATCTATTTGCCTATAAATTTCATCAATTTGATTTTGGTAATCTAATCGTAAATCATTAATATTATTATAATGATCTTTGCTTATTTCATCCATAGCTAAATAAGCATTATCTACAGATTGGTTAACATCTCTAACTTTGGTTTTCACCTTAAACACTCCTATCGAAGCATACCCTACTAAGAATATACCTACTGTGGATAGGACACCTAACATAAATTCTAAATTTTCCATATCTTATTATTTTTAAATGTCAAAGAACTATTCCTTTTAGTATTGACACCAATATAAAAAAAAAGCTTGGCAAAGCCAAGCAATTTTTTAAAATAAAAGGTAGGGTGTTTAGAAATTTAATACACAATAATCTGGTTGTACAGTCATTGTAATTTCTTGAGCAGCATCTGCATTATCCCAATTATAATCTCCAAATGAAGCTTCTGTAATCATAGCTCCTTTAATAACCCATTCAGAAACTACATCACCTACAGGGCCTAAAACATTAAATGTTAAGTCTTTTTTATAGAAATCGGAATATCCATCTCTACCTGTTACTGATTCATGGTGTAATCTTACCCATTCCATTATAGCTTGGGCACCTGATGGGGTAATTGGATCAAATAGTGTAAATGAAACTGTGTTCCATACAGTTTTACCTTTTACGTAACGTTGTACGTTTATATGGTTAAGTGCTACACTACCTTGAGTTAATGATACAGCTCCAACACCTTTTACCATATACGACGGAAATCCGTCCATATACATGATAAACCTATTTTGCTGCTTGGGTTCAAACGCTGTGAAAAATATTTCGTTAGGATCTAATACTGCCATTGTATGTTTTTATTTTATTATAAATATTCTATTTTTTAATTTTTATGCTGGAAATGTTGCTCCAGTTGGTAGTACATTGAAATCTAATATAATAAATTCAGCTGTTTTAGTTGGTTGTAGATAAATTTGACCTATCAACTCATTTCTATCAATAACATCTGGTGTATTATTACTATCATCCATTACTACTTTAAAAGCAAATAATCCTTGTCTTTGTTGTACTCCTTCTAAATAAGGATTAACTGACGTTAAAAAATTATTTCTTGTAGCTATAGTATTTTGTTCAAATACTAAGTTATCTGCTACTTGTGAAATAAAACTCTTAAGAGCTATTAACAATCTTCTTACATTTACTCTATCTAAAGCAGATGATTTTTTCTGTAATGTTTTTTGTCCAAATACTACAACTCCATTTTGTGGGAAGGTTGCAATTGGGTTAACATTTGCCTCATATAAACTATCTCTATTTCCAGAAGTTAATTTTCTTTCTGCTTTTAATACTTGACCTAATCCACCTCTTGTTAAACCTGCTGGTGCAAACCATGGGTCTGAAGAAGCGTCTGTAAAGGCATATACTCCAGGAATAAATGTTGAAGCTGGAGCCCATACTTGTCTACCTGTGTCTGCATCTAATGATTGTAACCAAGGCCAGTATGTAGCTGCGTATGAAGTATCAAATCCACTTGCTGCCGCTGTAGCTTGTCCAACTGTTGATCCATATCTTCGTAAATCTATTACCGCTAAACAATCTTGACGATTTTCAGCTACTGCTATTAGTGAATTTACTTGTGAAGGATGAACTTGGTGAATTAATCCTGGTGCTGATAATAAATTAAATTGATAATTATCTTTATTATTCATTAATGCTATTGATGCTGTGTAATCATTAGCCGATATACCCTGAATATCACCAGCTGTAATATTTTCATTGAATTGAGCTGCACTTGCTCCTGGGAATAAACTTCCAGCACCATCACCAAATGAACCAGAACCTAAATGAGGTAAACTTCCTGTAAATTCATTTTTAGGAGTACCATTATTATCAAAGTAATTTGGTGTTTTTTTCTGTACATGAGAAACATAGACATATCTACTTTTGTTTACATAATTTCCATATTCTGGTAAGTAAGTGTCACCACCCTCTGTTGTTGGGGCTCCACAATAACTATTACCTATTGCTGCTTCTATATAATTAGGAGCTAATGGATCTAATGATATATTATTAAAAGTTTCTAAAATAGCCTTTTGATTTTGTTTATCATCACCTCTACGAATAGCTAAACTAAATACACCTGATGATGTGTTTGTTGCTGTAATTTCCCATCTTAAGTTATCAGCTGATCCACTATCTAAAGCACCTCCTCCAATTTCTGAGCCTGTGCTATTCATAAGATCACCTTTTGAAATTGTAGTTAATGTAAATGGTGTTTGTGCTTGTAAGTTAGAATCTTGAATTCTAAGTGTTAAATCTGTTCCTGGTCCCTTATCTGGGTCTGTAGAAGCACCTAATGATGCTGATGAAAACGTTATAGTATCACCTGCTTCATAATCACTACCTGAATTTGTTACTATAATTGAAACTCCTTCTAAAGATGCTGTTTTAGCCAAATCAATAGTAAATTCTGCTCCTGATCCAGCTCCAGCAGTTGATGGAGTTAAACCTGATACACTACCTAATCCACTACCAGTGATATTAAAACTACCTATTAGTGTCCAATCAGTTTGACCTGTTGTTGTTTCTTTAAGCCCTTGATGTCCATGTAAAGTATGTACATCTTTGGATTGAGCACCTGCCCAATTACCTGAAGAAGATACTACTCTAGTTACTAGTAATGAATTACCACCTTGTCTAAAATAATTATTTGCCGCTACTTGATTTAAGTATGAGTATTGCTGTGATCCACTTGTTACAGCCCCACCAAAAATTGCTAAATACTCACTATATGAGCTAACTTCTGTTGGTTTTTCTACTGGACCTTTAACAGATGGGCCAATAATCGCCGCACCATATTCTCTTGGCCCTTGGGTTATTTGAGATGAATCATTTTCTCTTGCTAATACACCGGGAGATATTAAAGTTTCTGCCATTTTTATGTTTAATTAATATTATTTTTTATTATAAATATTAGAAACTAGTTCAAAAAACTATTCTGATTTTGTAAAAGTACCAGTTTCTAAGTCAATATTTCCATTTCCATATTTATCTTGAAGTTCTTTACCAAATTTATCTCTTTCTTCACGAGCTTCCTCTAATTGAGGTATTATTGCTAATTTTTGAGCTTCAAGGTTTCCTAAGGCAAATATAATTTCGTTTGCTTTAGTTTGAATTTCTTTTAATTTTTGAATTTCTTCTTTTTGTAACTTAATTTTTTCCATAATAAAACATTTGTTTATAAATATAAAGTTTTTTCTTAAAATTATCTATTTCTACCATCAGAGTTTGGATTTTGTAAATTTGATGGGCTATTTACATTATCTATATTAGATACAGTTTCTGATGTTATATTAACTTTTGATTTAGTATTATATTTTTTCATTGAATTTAAATCTTTTTGTATAACATCAGGTATTATGTAGCCTCTTAAATCTATATTAAAAGTTCCTTTTACTAATCTATCTCTTCCTGTGGTTAATTCTGTCGCAGTTGAAAAACTATCTATTCTAGCTTTAAATTTAAATCTTTCGGGATCACCCCAATATGAATCTGATGCATATTCTACTGCTTCTATTACTTTATTTAATTGTTCCATATAATAAGTTTGTATTATACAGCTATACGATAATGTTACAAAGTCAGGAACTGCAATAGTTTGGAACTGTTTTACAGGGATTCTATTATTTAAAGCATTAAAATTAGAATATGAATTTTTCGGGTTATATCCTTTTCCAAAAGTTCCATATAAATTGGGTTGGTTAGAATCTAATTTATTATATGTAGTTCTATCTTTAGTTATAGTATCTCTTTTTAAAACTATAATAGGTAACATAACAGCTCCATCTTTATCTCTATAATATCCATCTCTTCTAAAAGATTTCCATCTTTCAGGGCTACCATATATTACTGGTACCGTTCTTCTTTCACCATTTTGGTATACAAAAGGTTTAATTACATTATTAAAATAATAAAATACTGCTTCATCTAAATCTTGAATGCCAATTGAAAATTGTTTTGATGGATCATTTTTAGAACTTAATTTAGTAGATCTATTAAATTCTATCCCCGTTTGAGATTTATTAGGGTTTTTAGAAGTATTAGGATTACCCCTCTCTTTATCAAAAGCAGTTTGTTGAGAAATACTTATGTCTCTTTGTTTTTTAGGATATGGTTTAAAGTTGGCCATTAAAATCTTTCTTTATAAGGTGATATAGCTACTTTATCAGCAGGTATATAATATGTTTCTAAAATAATAGATAAATTAGCTCCAAAATTTTCTAATCCTGGGTTTAATGGGTTAGGTGTTCCATCTGAATTATTATTTGGGTAATCTGGGTTTTTACCTAAGAAATATTGGTTTGAAATGGTTCCGCTTACTCCATAATAATCATTTTGATATAATACTATATCACCAACTTCAGGTACTACATTAGCATCCTTTAAATCCGCTCTTAAAAATGAAAATCTAATATTTCTTATATACCCAATACCTAATTCATCTTCGGGATAACTTTGGGGTTGTCTTAATATCAAACAATTAAATAGAAAAGGACCATCATAATATTTTTCACCAGAAGCTTCTCCATATAAATTAACTGTTGTTTCTTCCAGTTTGTATTTATATATAGCCGCCTGTTGGGTTATAATATTACCCATTAGTTCACGGTTTATTGTCCTTACTAAGCTTACATCACGTAAGCGCCCAAACATTGCCATATTATCCGATATAAATTGTATACGGAACTTGTTTTAATTCCGTTTGTTTAAATTCTGTTTCTTGTGCTCTTCTTTCTAATAATGATTTACGAGAAGTTTCATCAAAATATCCTCTTAATCTTTCTATTAAAGTTGTTTTTTCAGCTGTAGCGGCTGCTATTAAATCAGATTGATTTAAGGTTACTGATGCATCGGGGATTGGAATATTACTATATTTTCCTCTAACATATCCTAACATTTCTTTAGCTAATGCTAAAGTATATTCAAAAATCCATTGTCTGCCTACTGAGTTAATAGATTTGTAACTTGGATTAGTATAAGGAGTATTAGATACATTAGATACTTTTGCTACCGCACTTTCATTACTAGAGTTAATTCTATCATCTAATTTAATGTATTCAAAATGTAAATGAGCACTACCGCTACCTGGTAGAGGGAATATTCTAACTTTATTGTTTTTAATTTCAAAACTATAATTAGATCTACGAATGCTATCACTCATTTCTATTTGTTGAATAATTTGCATATCATAATTAAGTGGCATCATTAAGAAATTAATAGCCGGACTCATACCTCCAAATCCAAAACTATCAAACATATTCATTGTACCAAACCCAGTACCCACATAAGGATCGTAATACCTTGTAATTGCTGGGGATGGTTCATAAAATACTCTTTTTATTTCAATACTACCTGTTATACTATTATCTGTTGCCCAGGTTTTTAAATCATAATCTTGTATTGATCCAGTAAGAGGAATTGAGCCACTATAATAAGGTATATTTCCTCCTGTACCAGCTTCTGCTCCATACTGTTCACTTAATCTTACTATTGAAGCAAAACTTGGTGTAACTATTGATTCATTTAGGTTACTACCTGTAGATAAACCTTCTAATGATAATTGATTATCTCTTATTTTATAGGCATATAATTCATTTCCATAAGTAGTTACTGCTTCTTCAAATGCAGTAAAAAATGAACCTGACTGTAATTCTACATCTACTAGCGGATAACCTAATCTTTGAGCACAAAATTTTGCTACTTTAACAGCATCTGTTTGAAATTCAGTATCACTGCTATAAAATCCAAAGGGAACAGCATCTGCTGACCAGCTAGGATTACCATCATATATGGGGATATTTGCCATACTTATATTTTATTTATAAATATTAAATTAGTTCTTATTATTATAAATATAGGAACCTGATGTAGTGATTGATATGCCTCTATCTACTGCATCTTGGTAATATGCTAACAAATCTTCTACAATTGAATCTCTATGATTAGTGTTTAAAGTAATTGCTTCTAAATTTTTTATTTTCCTAGCAGCAGTATATAAAAATTTAAATCCAGAATCTGATTTTTTCTTTAGATCCGTTTGGTTTGAATCACCACATATCATCATTTTACTTCTTAAACCTATACGAGAAGTAATCATCTCCATTTGTTCATGAGTAACATTTTGTGCTTCATCCACAATAATCATTGAGTCTAAAAATGTTCTACCCCTCATAAATGATACAGGTACTATTTCTATTTTACCATCTTCAATAAGCTTTTCAATTTTAACTTTATCATATAATTGGTAAAAATTTTGGTATATAGGTTGAACCCATGGATCCATTTTTTCTCTTAAATCACCAGGTAAAAAACCTATTTCTTCTTTTGATACGGTAGGTCTAGTTATTATAATTTTATCATACATTCTTCTTAATAAACCATCAAGAGCAACATTACATGCTAAAAGTGTTTTTCCACTTCCAGCTCCACCACCTAATAAAGTGATTGTATTTTCAAGTATAATTGCTTTAGCTTCTTTTTGTTCGGCATTAAGTTGGAGTTTGAACTTAATTGGGTTTTTTGGAATTCTCTTCGGACGGTACACGTCGTCAGTATGCGGTTTAGACGCCATAGATTTCTTAATTTAGGGGTTATACAAATAATTAGAGCAAACAATAATAATACGTTAAAATACGGGTAAATTTTAATATAAAGATATAGTGAGATAAGTATAGTTCCCATAAAACGCTGTTGGTTATAAATATAAAAAGGATAAAAAAACCCGACCAAAGGCCGGGTTAATTTTAAATGCTATTGATAATTACCTATTAGATAAGGTGAAGATCAGAGCAAATGATTTTACCATAAAATTCTGGTCTTACCATTTTCTTAGCATATCTAGTTAATAATCCTTTTCTTGGTGTGAAAGTATCTGGATCATATACTAGAGGAGTCATAATTAACGGAATATATGGAGCAAACACGGCACCAGCTTCTAGGAACTGAGATCCTCTAAATCCTAATAGGATTACGTTTTCTTTCATATATGGGTTTTTGTAGACTTTTTGTCTGCTATTTAAAGCACCAACTTTCTGTACGCCAAATGCATAAGAAGCTTTTGAAGCATCACCATCTGAGTCAGCAGCAAATCCTGGAATTGATTCTAGGACTGTTCCTACTGATGGAGAACATACTAGGAAGTTTGCACCACCTCTTAATGTTCTTTGGTGAATTATATTACTTAGCTTTTGGATTTTAGTTCCTAAAGTTTGGAACCACTGTCCTTGGCTATTATAGAATCCTAATGAAGTAGATGTTCCATTAGCATCATGCTCTCTAGCTGTGTCATTCTTAGCTGACCATACTTCTGTTCCTGCAGCTGCAGAATCCATTAACATGTCAAGAATTTCTAGATCGATTTCTAATGAAATGTACTCACTTAAGATAGAAGTCAATTCTGCTTCAGCATCTAGAGCATGGTAAGCGTTAAGATCTTGAGCGAACTCAGGCGTCCAAACTGCTTTTAATTTTCTAGTTTTAGCTACAATAGCAGATGATTTCATCTGTACATTAATTTCTGGAATTTGGATTGAACTATTTCCACCATTTAATGTTGTGTTACCATCTTCAAAGTCACCTCTTCGGTCATCAAGTGGTTGTTGTTGGTAAATTGCTTTAAGAGCGTTACCGTCAGTGATCTTATCTCCAGCTGCTTCGTCTACGATAAAGTTTACGTGAGTTGAAGTTTGAGTAGTGTATGCAGCAATATTAATTGCATCACTACTAGATCCAGTTGCTAATGAAAAAGCTCTAATTCCTTCGTAGTCAGCATTATTTAGCTTATTTACAGGGAATTTAACTTTTAATAATGTACCAGCAGCCATAGAAGCAGATAATGAATTATCATAATTAACAGCTTTCCAGTCAGCAGATTCTGATGTTACAGCTGCTACTGATTCTGTGTTGTTAATAGAATATCCAAATCTACCTTCTCCGTATAGTCCACCTGTTGCACCGTTACCAAATGGGTTGTTACCATCTGTATCACCGTACATAGAATCTCCTGAACTAAAAGGAGATACATTACTTCCATATTGGAAATCTAGATAAAATACAAGACCTGAAGGTAAGTTCATTGGTTGTACTGATACGAATTCTTGAGCAGCTATTTGTCCGAATACCTTTCTTACTAAAGGTAAAGCGATACCTGCCCATTGCTCACCTACACCTGCAGTGAAGGTAGCTCCTGCTACACCACCACCTGTTTGTGAACTTTCTACTACAAGTTGTTTAGCTTGGTTTTCAAGGATCATTCCCATGTTACTTTTGGAAGAACCATTCATACCTTCTAACAAACCTGTTTTTTCCCACTTTTCAGCTAATCGAGCAGCGTCGCTCTGTACTGAGTGATATGGGTTTGCACTTTCTAATAAAGTTTGTAAACTCATTGTTTAAGTTTTAATAGGGTTAAAATTAATTTTTATTTTTAATAATACCAGCTAATTGTTGCATACGTGCAAATGCACTATTTTCAACTATTGGCTGTTTAGCTTCAGTTATTGGAGCAATTGTTTTAGAAGCTTGACCTTTTGGTCTTGCTTGGCTAATTGCTTTTGAAACAATTCCTTCATTAAGGGTTTCAAAAATAACTTTAGCTTCTTTTACTGTTTCAGCTTTGTCAAATGCCTTAAGCACTTTAACTTTCTTATCTTCCGATAAGTTTTTAGCTTTAAAGATTTTATTAGTGTAAAGTAATTTAGCGTTTAATAAATTAACTTCCTTAAGTTCTTCCTTAAGTTCATTAATTTCCTTCATTACTTCTTCTAAATTAACTGCATAAGCAGAAGTTGATTGTCCAACCTTCTTAGGATCTAATTCTTTTTTACTAGCTCCTCTTGTAGGGTTGTTTTTCTCATTCCAACTTACTTCGTCAACTTCATCTAATTCTTCTTTTTCTTCCATCATAGCGTCTACTTCATCTTCCACTTCGATATCCATATCCATTTCTGACTCATCGCCATCCACTTCCATTTCTTCTCCAGCTTCTAATTCACCAGCCTCTACCATGTCTTTAATTACATCTTCAATAAAGCCTTTAAGGTCATCTTCAGACATATCTTCTAAATCAATTTCTTCCTCTTCCATTTCACCTTCAGCTTCTTCGTCTTCGCCTTCAACTTCGTCTTCGGCTACGACTTCTTCTTCTTCAGTTACTTCTTTAGATTCTTCAATTTCTTTAGATTCATCAATTTCTTCTGATTCTTTAACATCATCTTTATCATCTTTTTTCATTTCTTCGTCCATGTTATCTTTTTTAGATTTCATTTCTTCGTCAATTTCTTCCTTAGCTTCGTCAATTTCTTCCTTAGCTTCGTCGATTTCTTTAGATTCTGTTACCTCTTCGTCTTCATTAAGTTCTGCAAGCAATTCATCGAGAGTGACTTCTTCGTCCATCTCTTCTTTTTTAGCTTCTTCTACTTCTTCAGCTTCAGTTACTTCCTCATTTTCATCAACGTTTTCTTTCTTTTTAGAATCCATTTCTTCGTTAACGTCGTCTTCTTCATACTTATCGTATCCTTCGTCAACGTCTTCTTTATCCATTTCTTCTAATTTAGCAGATAACATATCTTTCAAATGTGGAGTAAATGCTTCTTCTAAAGCAGCTTTAGCATTTGCTATAGCAGTTTCTTTTACCGCTTTAGCATCAGCAATTGCTTCTGTGAGCAAATCTCTGTTGTTTGACATATCGCAAAATTTAAATTTGTGAAATACGGTTATTAGGAACCGTAATAGGGAATAATTTGTTTATCGATGCCATATAAAAGATGGCATATTACGGTTATACGTATATGAGTATTTTGAAAAAACTAAGAAATTACTAAAGTAATTCCACCTGTTGCCCTTAACATTGAAGAACTAACAGCAATATTATCAGTAGGTGAAAAAGTAAAACTACCTCCTCCTTCAGGAACTACTACTGAAGCTATGAATGATGATGTTTTTAATGTATCTGCTGATATTGATGAAAATGAAGAATATGAACCTAATGCATTAGTAGATTGTCCATGGTAAGATCCACTATAATTTTTTACTGTTTCTATAGTAAAATAAGATGATCCAGAAGCGGGATTTGTTAATGTAAAGGTTTTAGTTGCTGTTTTAGAAATTGCCTCAATTTCTACTCCTTTTCCGTATAATTGTTCGCTAGTATAAGATGCCATTTTTTGTAGTTAACAAATAGGACAAGATCCCTTAGAACATAAAATTTCTCGTACTATATTATTTATATTTGTGTAATCATAAACAAAGGTTTGTTTACCCTCATTTAAAGTATGCATAAATGAGCCTGGGTTTGAAGGTGTTGATACAAAATCCCAACATAATAATTCAAAATCATCTTGTACTTCCATTACACCACCTCTTTCTTCTAAAGAACCCATACCACGAGATGAAACACCTACAGTTACTCCTGCTTTAATAATTTCTTTTAAAATGTTACCTGAGGGGGTTGGTAAAATTTCTATTTTACCCATTACATTATCTCCATCCCAATAGTATTCAGTAACTAAATGGGATACGTTTTGTAAATTAATAACTGAAGATTCTGGGTGGTCAAGTTCGCCCATTGAACGTCTTTCTTTAATAACTTCTGCATATTTTTCCATTTCCCTATTCCATAGGTCTTTAGAATAATATCTACCATTACCGTTTTTTACTTCAGCTGTAGCTAAAATACCTTCAACCATTAAATTACCCGTCTCCTTATTAATATTTTCTGTTAACTGGAGAGGGTTAATTTTAAAGGTGTTAGTTTCTATTAATAAAGATCTATTCATGGTCTAAAGATACTTCTTCTACTTCAACTTCGTTAACTTCCATTTCATCTACGATTTCTTCTTTTTGATATTTTTTACCACAAGATTTTTCATAGATTTTTTCCATTTTAGCTTTTTTCTTTTCTAGCTCTTTAATTTCTTTTTGCATTTGCTTCATTTTAGCTTTATCAATTAATTCTTTAAGATTTTCATCTTCATTAATTGAATTAACTCTTTCTAATTTTTCAGCAATATGATCATGTAAAAAGTCTAATTGAGCTTCTAACTTAACAGCTTCTGCTTCTTTACCAATTTCAGCTAATTTAGTATCAATTGATTCCTTTTTAGCTTTTTTAGCTTTTTTAGGTTTTGGAGTTTCCTCTTCTTCGGTTACATTTTCTTCTTTTTCAGCCATCATTTGGGTTACTACAGCATTTTGAAGTGAAGAAAATGAATTTGGATGACCAGAAGTAACTATACCTCCTAAAGATTCTTTTACTACTTCTTTAACTTTATCAGAATATCCGCTAGCAGCATGTTTACCTGAAACTTCTTCATTTTTCATTGTTTCAGCTTTTAAACCATCGATACCAAACATAGCATTATTCATATAATGTTGCCCATCCTTAGCTAAGTTTTTAGATACTATTTCTCTAATTTCTTCTAAAGATTTGTCTGGGTTTTGTTTTGCTTCAAAATAAATACCATTTAATACTTCTTGACCAATTTGGTTATCTAAATTTTTAACATCTTTATAATCAAAATTGTGTGATTCAATTTCTTCAACAGACTTAGCTACCTTTTTAGAATCAACTTTAACGTTTTCTTCTTTAATTTCTTCAGATAAAAATTCAGCGAATTTTTTTTCAAAATCAGTTTTAGGTGTTGCTTCTAAGTTATTAATAGGTTGTAAATCTACATATCCTAGATTTTCTTCTATTACTTGTTTTTTTACTTGTTCAAATATTTGTTTTGAATTTTTCATTCTTTTGGTTTTAGTAATGTAAATATATCTTTAAAATAGTCAACTATTAAATCTGTTCCTATAACTACAGCATAACTTTCAGGGTTATTTCTATAGTATTTTATAGTATCAATTTTACCTTGACGTAATAATTTTTTTAATTCATCTAGTTTATTTTCAATTGCATCAAAAGCTTCAATTCTTCCTTCTTGGAAATTTTTTACTTTATCGTCTTGTTCTTTAACTAGTTTGTATTTCATATTATACATATTAAAAAAGTTTTTTTACTTCAAGTCCCGATCCCTTTTGTACATATGTACCATTTTTATTTTTAGGAACTAATTTATATTTAAACTGTTTTACGTATGCATTATCTCTAACTCCGTCTTCACTTGCTTTAGGACCTGGGCCTAATGTTGCTCCTACTCCTTCAGGAATTATTTTTTTTTGTTTTTTAGGTAATTTAAAAGCGTATTTAGTTAAATAAGCACCCGCACCCGCTGAAGTGGATATTTCATCTATTTCTTCTTCTGATATTCTTACAATTCTTTTGTATTCGTCTGGGTATTCGTTTCTTAGATGGGTTCTTACTTTATTTCTTAATTTGCGAGCTTCTTCATAAAAATCTCTAAATTTATCATCATCCTTAGTTTTAACATAAACCCTTTTAGCAACACTAACTAATTCATCTAATTCATCATATAATAAATCATATCCAGGTAGTTGTTCAATTTTCCAACTTACTTGACCTGTTTCATTATTAATTTTATATATTGTAGATTTTCTTTGGCCATCATCACTAATAGTAACTTGACCTACTTCAAAACCTCCTTCAGGTTTATCTAATACCTTTTCAGCTTCTTTTTCAGAAGCTACTTTGGACATTTCACTAAGTTTATATTTGAGAGCCATTTGCTACTTTTATTTCTTTTATTAATTCATAATATTGTAACAAATCAACTAAATTATTATTAGATACTTTAGCAGTTTTTTCTATCTCAATTAAATATTTAGTTACTTCATTGATTTTAATTTGAGTTGCTTTATCTTTAATATTTTTAGATTGTTCCTTTAAAACGGTTTTTAATTCAGAAATTTTAGAATTATAAAATTTTCTTAACCCCGGAGTTGAGTCTACTGAGTTAATAAATTCTTTAAGTACTTGTTTTTGTTCTTTAGATAAACTTTCATACTTAGAATTAAATTTTTCAAGTAATACTTTATATGTAAGAATTCTTAAATCTTTATCATAAGTTTCAAATTCATTAATAACGTCTTTTTTAACATTATTAACATTAACTTCTTTTTTAGTTAAATATTCTAATAAACTTATTTTATTATTAATAATTTGTTTTGAGTCAGTTGATTCATTTGAATTATATCCTTCAATTAAGGTATATAAAGAAGCTAATTCTTTATAATTTTTAATTTTAGAACCAAAGAAAACGTCTATACTATAGTGTTTTTTAATCTCATTAATTAAATTATATTTTTGTTTTCTTAAAGAAGTACGATTAAACTTTTGTGAAGATTCTAATATAGTAGAAATTACCATATTAGCTCTTCCTTCATTTAATACTTTAGATTTTAATATAGTTTCATATAATTTATATTCTTTTCCTAAAGAAGTTTTTACAAAATATTTTTTTAGTATATTAATGGCTGGGGAATCCCCTCCTTTTAAAGTATCAGCAGTAATTTGACGTACTAGTAATTCAAAAAGAATACCTGTATTCTTGTACTTGGAATGTTTTATTTTCATCAAAAAATATATTTATTTATAAATATTAAAGAATTTTTACTCCTTTAATTGTTTTTCATCTAATAGGGATGAATTATTTTCATTTTGTTCAAATACTAATTTTTTCTTATTCATTTTTTTAAACATATCTTTATTCTTTAAAAAAGTTACTTGTGCATTTTCTAAAGCTAAGCCTGATTTATTAGTATCTGTCCTACTATCTGAGGAATCATTTTTATCTGTATCCTTCATACGTTTAACACCTAATGGGTCTTTACCAAAATTACTATCTTGTTTTCCGTGGTTTGAAATGCTATCCTTAGGTCTACCTAAATCAGAATCTTTATCATAACCATCTGGAACATTACCTGGGTCAGAATACATTCTACCTTTACCATATAATGAAGCTAAATCGTGAGGTGTACCATATGATTTACCAGTTTCTACTGGGTCATTACCCTCTGCTTCTATTTGTGTAATTCTAAATTTACGTTTAGCATCTTCACGTTGAAGATCTCTATACTCATCATATTGATCTTCCGATAAATGGAAGATATTATCATAGATCCAATCTGTAGGTAGTATATTGTCGTTTAATAATGATGCAGCTAATTCTGTTTTAGATTTCATCAATTCAACTTTTTCCTGTTCAAATATAATAGATGGGGTTTGCATTGATATTTCAAAATTTGTTAATGCTTCATCTCTATAACCTTGAGCATATAAATGAACCAATGCAATTTTATTAAGTTCGGAAACCATAATACGTTGTAAACGCTCAATAGTACGAGCAAATCTAATATCTTCAGCAGCTAATGTTGCTTTACCCTCTACATTTTCATCATACCCTAAAAAGGCCTTTGGGATTTTTAATGCAGCAAATAATTTATCTCTTAAATATTCTACATCCTGAATACCATCATAGTCTAAACCTTTTGTAGTTTCTATTTTTGTAGTTGTATCATTCCCACGAATTGGGATATAAAAATCCTCCATCATGTTTTGCATATTATACTTTAAATTATATTCACCTGTTTTTTGATCCATATGAGGAGTACGTTTCATATTTGAAATAGTTTTTTGCATAAAAGCATCTATTTCATTTGGAGGTATACCCCCAACATTCATATAAAAAATACGTTTTTCTGGGGCACGAGCAATTCTATGGATTAACATTGCATCCTCCATTAATGTATATTGTTTAAATAATTTACGAGCGGGTTCAACATATGAACGCCCATAAGGTAAATAATTAGTATCACCAATTAATCTAAAGTGGGCCATTTCGTAATTATCAAAATAAATACCTGGAGTATTAGTGTTAGATGATCCAACATTATACATCCCACTATTATTATTTACTAAACCATCTGCAGAATATCTGTAACGTATTTCTGATGGGTTTTTAGGGTTAAAACCTTCTTCTCTTGAAATGTGATATGCTGTATAAGGTATTACATTATACACTCCAAATTTTTCTGCAATTTCTAATTTTAAGAAAAGATCACCGTATTTAGCCATTTGGCGTATCCATGACCATAAGTTAAATTCTATATTTAATACGTCATAAAATAAATTATAAAGTATTTTTTGTATATCTTCATTTGAAGATCTAATAGATAATACTTCACCCATGTCATTTTTAAGGGTAGATTCATCAGCTATAATATCCAGAGCAGAGGCAATAATTGCATCTTGATCCATTACATCATATTCTGAGTATAATTGAGGTCGTAAATATTGATAATTAAAATTAAATTGAGCCCCATATAATGATGTTGGACTAGTAGAGAAAATTCTATTATATCTGTCTATTAGTGAGTTTGTTTGTAGTTCACCATTTGTTTGGATAGTATTACTATCAATTACTTTTATCTGATTTCCACCAGCATTACGTATAATTACGTCTGTTGAAAATAATCTTTGTAGTCTACTAAATAAGCCTTTATCTGCCATAGTATATAGTTATTGTTATAAATATTATTTAAGAAGCCAACTAATATCCTCTTTACCATCTTGTGTATTAATATGGTAAGGATTATCATTGCCACTTGAGAAATACCCACCTTGGTAAGTAGTTCTGTTTACTGTTATATTATTTAAAGCATTTCTGGTTACATCTAAACCTCTTTGTCTATTTTTTAGAGCTGTGTCTCTAATATACATTGCAATACCAAAAGACATGACTAAATCATCATTATACCCTGATTGTGCTTCAGCTCTATTATTTCTCCAAATAAATACTTTCATTTCTTCTATCAATCTTTTAGATTGAATTGTTACTCCTTTATCACTAATGTACTCTTGAAATTTACCTATTACCATAGGTCTTGTTCTAGATGACATAGTAAAACCAGGAACCATTTTTGAATGGTCCTGATATTTGTCAAAATACGAATCAGCATTTGGGGAGTCACTCTTTTGTGAATAATAAAGATTTTGATATCCCCTATCTATAGCAACTTGTATTGTTGCCCATCCTATATTAGCATTTTCTATTACTAACATTGCTTCATTATATTCAGTAGCTAAACCTACTAATAAATGACCATATTCTTTTGTGCCTAATTGACCTTTATATTCTGCTACTTGAACGTTATTTTCTACATCAATTACATGACATGCCGAATAATCTTTTCCATCACCTCTAGACACATCAGCAACAATAATATAATCTCGTGTATAATCAGGTGATTCCCAAACCCATAAATTTTGGTCAGCTCCTCTTTTTTCTAAAGGGTCTTTAATATAAGTTTGTTCATAAAAATCTATATATTCAGGATAAAATACAATATCACCAGAAGTACTAAAATCACAATCACATTCCTGGGCTGCCATTCTAGGATCTCCTAATAATTCATCCTGTCTATCTCTCCATTTTTGATCTCTTTCAGGGTGTACAAACCATGGAAGTTTAATAGGTAAAAATTCATTTTCCGCTGATTCTGCTCGAGTCCATGTTTGATGAAACCAATTACCTGTACCATAAGGAGTAGATAATGCTATACACCCACCACCAGTTGCTAATGTTTGTTGAGCTGAAGCCCAAATTTCTCCAATATTATCAATAAAAGCTGCCTCATCAATTAATAGCAAAGATACTGCTTCTGATCTACCCGCATCACTTGAAGCTGATGTTGCTTTGATTTGAGATCCATTTTTTAATCTTAAATTTAATTTATTATTTTCTGCAGCATCTACTTTAAGCCATGAAGGTAAATTTTCATACATAAATTTTACCTTTGTAACCATGTTTTTAGCAGTTTCTTGCTTTGTTGCAATACAAAGAATATTTTTATCCTTTTGAAATAACATTAAC